AGATAAATAATGGGCTTTCAAAACTATCCAACCATTCTTCAAATGGCATAGTTTCGTTAATGCCACAATATATTAACTTCGCACATTCGAGGGCATCCCTGTCCTGTGCGACTTTATAAAGTGCCATCATGGCATTTTCGTTGAAGACCTCTTTATACTTCAGCAAAAATCTGCCTGTTGCTTTTAATTCATATTCCCTATTTTCAAGCTTTACTTTCATGCGTTACCTCCTAGACGGAAATCGTCGGAAGCGTAATTGCCGTGAAATAATTTGCGTAATTGCCTGCACCCGGTTTTGCGTAAGACTTCAGAAGTCTCTGACCACTAGCAAGGTTGATAGTGGAAGCAGAAATCTCAACGCTCTGTGGGTTGATTGTTGCAGAAGCTTCAGATGTCTGAACGTTCAAGCCCGGTTTGTTGGAACCAACTCTGTAATAAGTGAAGTAAACTTCGCCCTCATCAGAATCACATGCGAACTGCATACCAAATTCACTCGGAGCAGCATCGGTTTCGAGCAGGTTGTGGTTGGAATCTTCGATATAACCGTAGATTGCCTTCAACACCTCTTCGGAGAACCAAGCGTTCTCTAATGTACCCGTTGTGGATGTAGCACCGGACGGCATGTAATATGCGATACCATCAGCGTAGAATGGATCCGTTGTGGATTCAGTTTCCATACTTAAAGAAACAGTACCCGGAACCAAGATTGGCGCATCATACGTTGGTACGCCTGCTGCACTTACCGCTGTAATCTTAGAGAACTGAAGCTTTTTAATGTTAAAAACAACTTTCATTTCAATCTTCTCATCCTTTCTGTCAAAATTTTGTTTATACCCTCATCGTAAAGAATCGGGAGTTCTTGTTCAGCGTATTTCTGACCAGGTTCGATATGTTTGACAATACCTGTATAGCCCGGTGGATGAGTATGTCCTTTATAATGTGTTTTCGTTGCAAATATATGAGACATACCTCTTAGGCCTTTTCTAGTCGTAGGTCTGCCTATTCCACGTCTGAACAAAATAGTTGCGTGACCGCAATTGGGCAGGATTTCTCCCTCCAATAAATGAGTTAGCCTGTAGTGTGGCTTCCTTGCAAAAACTTGGAAAGCCACTTCCCATTTATTGCGTGAATAATCATTGACGATAAAACTCTTTCTATATATGCCCTCGTCGACACCAAAGTTGGTTGTCAGCTCATCCTTTACCGTTTTCTTTGTTTTTCGTTTTAGCGTTGGAATCTCAGCTTCTATTTTTAGCTGTATCCGTTCGGGAACTCTGCTAATCCAATCAGCATAATCCCTTGCGTTGGAATCAACGTTGATTTTAATGTACGGCATCGTCAACCACGGTGAAATGATAACCGACTGTATAAATCCTAGAGTCGTTATCGAAGTTAACTTGCTTGTCAAAAAAAGCGGTATTGGTATCGAGAACCTCCTCTATCTCTCTTTGCAGAGCGAAGTTCGGAGTTTCATCGAAAATAGCTAATGTTATTTCAAGAGTTTTAAAATAAGATATTCCATCAGCACTAAACGATTCCGCATCGTTTATTGTGTAAGCAACATAAGGGATGGCTACATCCTCATCGGTCTCAAGATTAAATTCATGAACTACAATATTATGAGCTTGGAATAAAGATTGAATTTCCGTAAATTTAATCATTATTCACCTCATTCCATTTGATGTTCGTTTTGGTCAAAGTCAGCCTTAAAGAAGTCGGAATGTTATCTTTCTTCTGAACCATAGCAATTTGGTAAAAGTTGGATTCTTGATTCAACTTCAGTATGCGACCGACTTCACAAACCGTGTTGTAGGGAATCGAGATAACTTTATCTATCTGAATCCCCAAAGTCTGAAACTCTGTAAAGGCTTGTATTCCGACAGTTTCTTCACGAAAGTCAAACGTTCCCAAAAGCTCTTTAGCCGTTCTTTTTTCAATTGTATAGATTTGAACAAACCCATCATTGAAAGGAAGAATCTTGCTGTTGTATTGGTTTGCGTGGGTCTTAGTCAGCATTTGAAACGCTATACTTGATTTTCAATTCCTCTAAGTAGCCGTTGTAGTTCTTTGCAAAGTCATCCAATGCTTGCGAATCCATGTAAAGAACCCTGTTTAAAAGGAGGTCGTGAGCGAGATAATCCGTTTTGACATCCAACGTATCATCCCCCGCAACCTCCTTTAAGTAAGCTATCGAAGAATTGATATACCCTATAATTCTGTTTTCCTTCGCCGGGTCTTGCCAAGTGAAGTTAAGGAACGATTTGACTTCTTCTAATAAATTGGAGTCCACTTATTAGACAGTAGCTTCCTTGGTGATAACAGGGTCATCGTTCGTGTTGACAATTCTGACATCAGCCGGAGTGCCACTTGCGAGTCCTGTTACATCAAGAAGAGCAAAAGCGTTATTGTCTTTTGCGAAACCGTCAGCGAATAATTTAGCCTTATAAACTCTCTTATCTTCTAAGAAGAGGTAGTCATCAGAGAACTCTACGAATCCCTGAGAACCGCCAGCCTTCATAGCAACCTGCATGAAGTATCTCTTCGGCAAACCGATGAGAGCCTGTCCTGCTTCCAAGCCTGTTTCACAAACTCTTAATCTGATACCGAGTCTTTCAAAACGAGAATGCTCAGCACCGTTCAAGTCGTAGTAGACTTCGTTTGCGAAGATGTAGTTGTAGTATGTTTCGGAATCAACGTACATCGTTAAGCCCTGTAATGACCTGTGGTTGCCCATCGGGTTAACAGACATTGTTTTGAAGATGTCTTTGAATGCACTTCTTGTTAAAGCGGTGATAGCAACAGGAGTCTTTAACGTACCCTGGTCTGTATCGATGTTGTAATCATAAGCAGCGCCCCAAGGCTGTTTAATACCGTTACCGGAAGCGAAAGCCATAACTAACGCATTCTTCAGACCTAATCTCAGATATTCTCTGAGGTAAGCATCCTGCCATACCGGGCCAAGTTCTAACAAGGACTTGCAATAAGGAATGTAGCAAGAAAGCTTGTTGACTAATGAGTTGACTACCTTGAAACCAACGGATAATTCCTTAGTAATAGGGTCACACATTTCGCCCCAAGCAGCTACTGGCTTTTCAGCTACAGAAACTAACCACTCAGTAAGACCTGTGGTGTTCTGTAAATCGATGTCTGCCAATGGGTTGTCATCGGTATCTTCCCTTAAATCATCGAAAACGGAATCGATGATTGTCTTCGGCATGATGACAGAGCCACCCTGCGTAGGAGACATGCCAATGTCATTCTTGAATAACTTGTTATAGAAATCAGTTTCAGCATTCGTTAACTGTCTGATTCCACGAGAAGCAAGAACCTTCGCATCATGTTCGTCCTTTAATTCTTCAAACTTGTTGAGAATGTTCTGCTCGATGTCCTTGTACTTATTCAGCATTGCTTCGGCAAGTTTAGCGTTGTCTTCTGCATCGAGAGCATCTTTGAAATCGTCAAGGGCTTTGTTTTCAGCCAATTCGGTTGATTTCATTTAAAAAATTCCTCCTTTTCTTAACCAATCCATTTTGGATTTTTTATTATTAATCGGTTCCTCATCAACAACGCTAACGCCGTCTTGGGCTTCCGTAATAATAACGTTTTTAATTTCTTTTAACTGTTCGATTCTTTCGCTAATGGAATCGGACAGATTCTTTAAAGCAGTTGCCGTAGGTTCTTCCGGAACGTCTTCTTCTACAATTCCGTCTGCAAAACCATACTGAACCGCCTCCTGTGGCGTGAAGTAAGTTTCGTTGTCCATGAACTGTTTTAACTGTTCATCATCCAAATTTGATCTATTCTTATAGACATCACGGATGACTTCGTTAATCTGTTCAAGAGCGCTTACTACTTTCTTCATCTCTTCTGCATTGCCTACAGCAACGCCCGAAGCGTTATGAATCATCAGCATGGAAGCCTTATTCATATAGACTTCATCACCTGCCATTGCAATTACTGAAGCAATGGAAGCAGCGATTCCATCTACATAAACCACTTTCTTACCTGCGTAACTTTTCAGATTGTTATAAATAGCAAATCCCTCAAAGACTTCGCCACCGTAAGAGTTGATATGAATATTCAACGGCTTACCGTTTGCCTGTGCGATTTCATCATTAATAGCTTTAGCCGTAACTACATCTCCCCAAAAATCATCACTAGAGATTTCATCGTAGATTTGGATGTTTACCGCTTCTGCTTCATTCTTAAACCGATACTTCATTCTTGGCTACCTCCTTTCACGTACTGACTTAATTCGGCATAGTTCTTCGTAATAAAGTAAATGTCACCATCTTCAACAGGGTCGTCGTCCAACATTTCACGGACTTCGTTTCTGTTGTACGCACCCGAACCGATGAACTTATCAACTGCCGTAGCCATTGATAACTTATCAATAAATTTAATGGAGTTGAGGTTCGCTTCGACTTTGGAGCCGTTGATGATGTCGTCTTTCGTTAAAACAAAGTATGTAAACTTCTTCGACAATAAAGTGAGATACCTCTTGCCGAACATTGTGACAGCCATTTCGTAAAGGGAGTTATTGTCAGCCGTGAAATCCCCTGTCATGAATTTGCCCGGAATCCCGAAACAAGCACCGACATTTCTTAAAATTTCTTGGTTGACATCTATGTTGTTCTTAACCGCTGTAAGAACCTGCTGAACCTCAGAACCTCTCTGTTTCTCTGTAAGGTCTGTCAATGTCTCTCCCTTATATGTAAGGAAGACCGCATCCCTTGCTTTCATCAAAGGTTCATATGCGTTCTGCATCTGTTCCAAATACTTTGCATCGTATTTGTTCTTGGAGTTTGCTCCTAAGTTAAGAGCAAGTTTCATGCCCAATGCTTTTTGGGCGCCTTCCATAATCAATTCTTTCAACGCAAGGAAGTCCAAACCCATAGAATCAAAAACGACTTTCAGTCTGTCATAGCCAGGTGTTTTGATGAATATACAGGAATCATTCTCTTTAAAGGAGCGATTCAATGTAGCATCACCTACCATGACATTAACGAAAGTATTGTCTTTCATTAACAATTCGTTGCCGTTCTTAAATTCCCATGTATCAGCTACGAATAATTCCTTTGTGGCTGTTTCGATAATCAATGCCTGTCCCTCATAGACAAGTTTGGTAGAAAGCTTTGCAAAAAATTCTGCACTTGTCTCTTTTCGGTTAGGAGCAATGTTGAATCGGAACCATTCTTCGCCTTTGACAACTTCACCTGTTTTATATGTCTTCCAATCCACGTTCGTAAAGAACGTAGTCAGAATATTGTTAACCACCAAAAAGGCATAGTCGACCTGCCACATGACCGTGTTCTGTGAACAAGGTTTCCATGTAGCAGTTGTAGTGTTGTCAACAATTTGAGTTTGGCTTTCATCTTCGTTTTTAAAAATATTCCACCAAGCCATTACTCTTTCTTCTTTCTGCCACGTTTCTTAGGTTTCTCCTCTTCCACTTCCTCTTTAACTTCTGCCAATTTGACAAAAGCTTCATTAAAGCGGTTGTTTCCGAGAAGTACTTTAAGTCTTTCTTCACTTACTACAAATTCCGTTCCTTCGGCGATACGTGTTCCGTATTCAGCATCAGAAACCTTTAATCTTTCATAAGTATCTAAAGCAACTACCTTTACCATGTGTACCTCCTTTTAGAATCCCCTGTTTCCTATATCGTTCGGGTCGATGTAATCTTCCTCTACATCAGCCCTCCTAATCATTGAATGCACGAATGCCATGAATGGATCCGTTTTTCTGAATCGTGGGTTAATCTTCGCATATAGCTGATTGCCCATGTCATTGTCTCCTGTAGTCTTGGTACGCTTCCAAGGAATGACCTTGGTATTGTTGGTAGCCCACCTCAACATAGGATTGCCTTTCCATATCAGCCTTTCGTTAATAAAGGCGCGTTCGATGATAGGAATGATTTCTGCAATATCCGATGGCCTTATAACAAAAAGGTTTCCAATATCTTTGGAATACCCATAACGGTCAAACTCTTCGCTGAACAGACCTTTTTTAAAGTTATCCAAAACTACGGAAACGATATTGTAATTATGCTCTTCGGCCAGATTCATGACCCACCCTACTACCAATTCGGGAGACACTTCTTTTTCATTTACTATCGTGCCTAAACCCTGTGAACACCAATCTGTATATGGTGCTTTAATTCCGGGCAAGTCTCTGTTCTTGCCACATATAAACGCATGATTGATACAGATATATTTATCTACGTTGGAATCGTAGAACAATAAATTGACGGCTGTCCAGTCTGTAGTTTTAGAAGCATCTATGCCTAGAACACAGTCCATTCCGTCTAAATTATCGTAATCATACTCTTGCTCTGTTTTTAAAATGACATCCCAAGGAGCAACTTCCTGTTCTGCACTAGAAACAGGTAAGTTCATTCTCTTTTGAGGGAATGCAGGCATATTCGTAGGATTACGCTTCCACGTTTCATACTCATCCTCTATTTCATCTAAAAGAGTTTGTCTGAATGGCAGCATTGGATTTGCTTTTATCCATAAGTCTTTATTATGGATTTCCTCTATGCTATCCAACTTATATATGAGATAAAGGAATCTTCTGTCGTCAGCCAATCCATCCAAAACATCAACAGCCGTATCTAGCATATCGTCCAATACGGCGCCTCTTTCTTCACCGTTCGTTGTGAAGTATAAGGTTCGTGGGTCATCAATCTTACCCAAGCCGGTAATCATGACATTTAATTTTGCGTAGTTTTGATACGCATGGATTTCGTTAAATACAACAGCACCGCTTCGCAAACCATCTTGCATCTTTGCATCTGATGAACGTGCGGTAACATGTGAGTCCGTCTGAGGACAATAAATAGAATCGGCAATCTTTTGGTAGAATTTTTCTTTCTTCCGTTCGGTTGCCATATAGTTTATATCGTTAATCGGTCTTGTAGACTGATCGTAATTGTTTGCAATAATGTCGATATCATAGTGTTTTATTCCATGATAAGGAGATATAAGGGAAGCGGCTGATACGGCAATTAATGAATCCTTTCCGTTGCCTCTTCCCATGACATTTAGCATTTTATTCCATCGAGCGCGGCTAGTCCCTCTATAGAACGTACAAAGGGACATAGCCAAAGCAAAGCGCTGAAAAGGGAAAACATCGTTATAGAACAAGCCACCTATCTTGATGTACTTGTCATAAAGCTCCAAGTTAATTTCAATGTTGTGGTCTTGAAACTCTCTTTGGATGATTTTGGTTTGTTTGATAAGTTCTTTGCTTGCAGGGATATTTCCGTTAAGTATATCCCTTATATAAGTATCAAGGACTTCAACCTCAGTCAACGAGCGAGTCTGAACTTTCGTCTTCTTCTTCGCCATTGTCTAAAGCCGAGTTGAAAATCTTAATCATAGAAGCCGACGTCCTAGACACGGCATCTACCTGTGCATTATAGGAATTTAACCATGCGTTACGCTTTTTCTTGTTTGATTGCGTATCTTCCTCTTCGTCCAAGTCGATAAAGGATTCGGCTTTTTCCTTCAGCCTAAGAGCAAACATCTGTTGTGTTTCCAAGTGTTCGCTCATGATTTCCAACAATTCTTCCTTTGTTTTCAGTTTCTTTGCTTTTTTCACCATTTCTCTTCATTCAATTCTTTAGTGGCTTGAATGATACCCCGTTCTCCCTCATGTTCTATTTCATGACAGCTATTGCACAAAGAGTAAAGATTCCTTGTTCCGTTTACTATCGGAGTTGTAGCGTACTGAGGATATTGCAATAAACGAAAATCGTGATGGACTAACGCGGCCGGAGTGTACTTAACCAAGCCGTCAAGGTTTTTATATTTGCCTTTATGCTTACATCTCTGACATTCGTAGTGGTCACGTTGCAGTTGCTCTTCCCTTGTCTTTTTCCA